CTCCAGCAACTGAAACTGATCGTGACATCTCAAAAGGTCGTGATGAGTTTGTTACTAAAACTCGATGGGGTGATGGTGTTCAGCGTTTAGATACATTAGGCGTTATCGTTACTTCAGCAACTGCAACCGCATAATAGGAGAATAATTATGTCATACGAAAATAGTGCTGGATTGGGCGTAAACAATCAATATGGAGTTCGTGATACACAGGACTCAGCTGCCATTAGTGGTGGTGTAATCGAAGGTGGTGGTGCTGCAAAAGACTACGTCCTTTATATCACTGGTGATGAGCTCTCTACTTCAGATACAGCTTCTAACTTGACAATCCCTGCTGGGTCTGTCATTGTTGGTGCCGTACTTGAGATCGTTGAAGCCGTCACTATGGCTTTCACTACCGATGATATAGAATTCGGTACAGCAGGCAGTGTTGTAACCAACGGTGTTCAGTTTAATGACACTGATGGTGTTGTAGGGACTTATGCTCCTGCATCTTACAATGGTACTTGGGCTGCTGGTTCAGTGTTAGCTGCTGATACTAATGTAGGTTCTTTACTCACTGGTACTGGGAGTAGTGATGGTAAGATGAAACTGGTTGTCACTGTACGTAAAGTGTAATCTAATTGGAGGGAGGTCTTCGGGCCTCCTATCCTTTTAATAGATATGCTGCTTATACGTAGGCAATATAAGTATTGGAAGGTTTGTATTAATCAATCATGTAGGAAATTGAGATGGCAATAGAACATAGTAGCATAGGTGCGGGCGAGATTCACGAACCTAAGGGAGCAGCATCAGCTCTAACAGGACAAGTGTATGTAGCAAACGGAGCAGGTAGTGGTGCATGGACACCAAATGGTGGATTCTCAAATAGAGTTATTATAGATCCTACAACAGGACCAGCTATTCTAGGTGGAACCATTGACTCTTCAGTAGAGTATTTTATCGATGGTCTTGTTGACATGGGTACTACAGAGATCACTGTCCCTACAGGTGGCATCACCATTCGAGGATACAACAGTGTACAGTCTAAGTTGTTTTCTACGGAAGCATCTTACACCATGTTCAATGGCGGCACAGCAGGTAATGTATTGCTGAATGATTTCACTATTGATGTTTCAGGTACTTCATCTAAAGTGTATGACATGACAGGGAATGGAAGTCCTTCTTCTTTCTCTGCTATAGAAGTCGCAGGTATAAACTATGAGAACTGTACTAGCCTCGGAGAGCTTACAGGATTCAGACAAGGCTTAGAGCTTAACACAGCCCGCTTCGGTGGAACTCCTAATCTTATCTTATCAGGAACATGGGATGGTGGTTTTAGACAAGCTGGAACTATTGTTCGTGTCTTAGATAGTGGCTTCTCTGGTGTATTGTTTGAGCAAGGGACTTCCCTTACCATGGCATCACGATTCCTTACTGATATGAATGTCGATCTACCAGCAGGTACAAGTGGTATATGTGATTTCGATGACACTGTATTCGCAGGCTCATCTTTGTTTCAGTTCCATGAATGCTTAGTTACTCGTGCAGGTGTTAATGCTCCTGATGATGTAAACTACTTTACAGGTATTGGACACGAAGACTTAGACGCTGAGTTTAGAAACAACAAAGGATTATCTAATACATTCGTAGGTGGTAAGTTGTCTCTATCAACAGAGATTGCTACTACAATAGTAACAATCAACACACCCGTATTGTTGGCAGGTACATACACAGCTTCTACCCTTGAACACTTTGATGTTCCTGCGAGTGGGCAGCTACGTCATATAGGTGATGATCCTCGTGACTATCGTGTCAGTGTATACGTCCAAGTAGAGGGTACAGCAGCAGATGATATTACTGTACATCTAATGAAGTATGATGCTAGTGCAGCAACAGCGTCTATCGTAGATTCAAAGACTAGACAGATCTTAAATCTAACAGGCGCAAATGACTATGCTGATTTCTCAATGTTAGATTTTGTAATACTAGACATTAACGATTACATCTACCTAGAGGTGGAGAACAACACAGGCACAGGGAATGTCACTGCATCTCTGACCAGTACGATCACAGTTGAGGAGCGATAATGCCTAAGTTAACATTACTAGATATGACCCAAGACATCCTATCCGATATGGATAGTGATGAGGTCAATAGCATTAATGATACACCAGATAGCCTACAGGTTGTTGGTATCATTAAGAGTAGCTTCTATGATATGATAGATAGCAAGGATAGCTGGCCTCATCTACGAAGCCTGATGGCATTAGATAGTGCTACATCTGCTAAGCCTACTCACATGAAACTACCTGTTAATGTTAAAGCATTAGAAGGTTTGAAGTATAACAAGAAGAAGGCAGACGAGACTAAAGCTAAGATACATGATGTTGAATATAAATATCCTGATGAATACTTAAAGTTAGTTAACGATTACAATACAGATGCTGACAATGTAGATACAGTGGTAGATTATTCAGGTGTTACTCTTGCTATTAAGAATGATTCATCACCTACATACTGGACTAGCTTTGATGATGAGTACATTGTATTCAATTCATATGACAGTGCTGTAGAATCTAACTTACAGAACTCTAAGTCACAGTGTGTGGCTACACGTAACCCGTCATGGACTGTTAGCGATAGCTTCATACCAGACTTACCTGAAGAAGCATTCTCTCGCCTACTGGCTGAGGCTAAGGCTGCGTGCTTCGGTAGACTAAAGCAATTGACTGACAACAAGAGTGAGCAACAAGCTCAACGTCAACGTCATGCTATGGCACGTAAGAGTTGGAGAGCACACGGTGGTATTCGCATGCCTAACTACGCAAGGACTCCAGTGAAATGAAAGAATTAAAAGTAATGCAAGGACCATATGGGTTCTATATAAAGTATGAAGGTGGTGGTCAACTTCCCGATATGTTATCAGGATTTTACACCGGCATTAAAGAAGCTAACGATGCAGTAGACCGATACAAAGCAATCAAACGTGAGAGTAAACCTAAAGATGGCTATAGCAAAATCAAGTATAGAAAGGACTAACTTCACTGGTGGACTCATTACTGAGGCTACCGCTTTGACGTTCCCAGAGAACGCTGCTCAAGAGATAAGTAACTTTGAGTTGAATAGGGATGGTAGTATTCAGCGTAGACTTGGTATGATTGAAGAGACTCTTGGTACTAGGATAGATACTTCAAGAGATGCTAATGCTTCATCCAACTATGCTATTACATCTTACAGATGGACTAACGTAAACAATGATCCTAACTTAACAATAGGTGTCATGCAGATAGGTGATAGCTTATGGTTTACTGATCTATCTGCTGATGTACTATCTACTTCTATGTTGAACGTAGATGATCTAGGTGTTGCACAACCTCTCGTGTTAGATGAAGACTTACTTCCTGTCCGTATCTCAGGTAATGAGCCAATGTCTTTCACATCTATCGGTGGTGTATTGATTGTTGCTAGTAAAGAGATGGACTTTCCTATATACCTAGAGTTTGGTGGAGGCAGTGCTATTGATTCCAATAGTGTTATGAATGCTCAACCTATACGCCTGAAGGTTAGAGACTTATGGGGTATTGATGATGGACTTCCTGTAGATGAAAGACCTGTTAGTTTAACAGAGGAGCACAGATATAACCTGAAGAATCAAGGATGGGTTGGATCAAGCACAAATATTACACAGTCATTCACAAGATCAGGAAGTAGTGAGACAACTCTTGCAAGACAATATCCAGATATGTTTGCATCTGCTACAGGTCCAGTAAGAGATGTGGTACGATCAACCCGTAAAGGTGCTCCTATAACGGGTGGAACACGTAGACAGTTGAATTTAAGAACATACCTAGAAAAGGAATACGGCTCACCTTTGTTTGGGGATACAGTGGTAACAGTTTCAGAAGGGGGTGCTAAGGGGTATCCTTCTAATGCAGATATACGACACACAGGTAACAGCACAAACAGTGATGGAGACCCTGCCTTCAGACCATCTTTGTTAAACTTGAATGGTGTAACAACAACACCTGCACCTAAAGGACGTTACATAATCGATGCGTTCACTCGAGGGGCAGGTCGTGAAGATCAAAGTAATTCAGAGAGCAGCCTCTCTTCAGATACTGAGTTAAGTAATATCTCTGTTGTTGCAACGTATGCTAATAGAGTATTCTACACAGGAGTAGAAAGCCAGATAGAAGATCCAGATGGAAGAAGTCCTGATTATACAGGTTCTATCTTCTTCACACAAAGTATACAGAACTTTGATAACTTTGAGAAGTGTCATCAAGAAGCAGATCCTACATCTGAAGATGACTTTGCATTGGTTGCTACTGATGGTGGATTCTTAAAGATTGCTGAGGCTTCTCAGATTGTTAAGCTGGTAGTAGCTCGTGCATCTTTAGTTGTTATAGCTAAGAATGGTGTATGGGAAATCACTGGACCAGATGGTGTGTTTCGTGCAGATGATTACAGTATCAGTCAGGTTACTAACATAGGTTGTGAGAGTCCTGAGAGTGTTGTTGTTGCAGAAGACATCGTATACTATTGGAGCGAGGGTGGCATGTATGCCTTAACTCCTGATAAGATCAGTGGTAAGTTGAATGCACAGAACATCTCAGAGAGAACTATTCAAACTTTCTATAACGCTATCCCTGCTACTAGCAAGGCTGTAGCTAAAGGTCGTTTCGATGCAGTCAATCGTAAGATCACTTGGATGTATAACGATGATGATAGCTATGATGGTATAAACTTTAAGCATTCTTATAACAAAGAGTTAGTGTTAGACACAGTGTTGCAAGCATTCTACCCCAGAGAGCTAGGGGCTTCGTCATCAGGAACAACGATGGCCGGATACTTAGAGACAGAGAACTTCGTAACAGTGAATGATGTACAAGCTGTTGTTGTAAATGGAGAGCAAGTAGTAGTTAATGGAGAAGATGTTGTTATCACTGTCCCTACCAAGGGTCGTAGTGCTGGTGCAACTAAGTATCTATTGATGACCCCTTCAGGATCTGGTGGAACATATGAATTCTCCTTTGGATTCTATGGTGGCCAAGACTTTAAGGACTGGGGTGAGGCAGATTCACCTGCATACTTGACGACAGGCCA